GTCAGCAACCTCACCGTACCCGAGGGCTGTCTCGTGAGCGCCGAGCGGCAGAACATCCCGGCGCCACTAGTGGTGCACCCACAGACGCGCATGGGTGGTGTGGATGCCTGCGCGTGTGGCGCGTCGGTGGACGTCATTGAGCGGCGTGTCAGCGCGACCCAGCTCGACGAGGGCTACAACTGGTGGTTGGCCACGTCGAGGTGCACCGGCTGCGGCGAGGTCAACGAGCGGCTGCACGCGCGGGTGCCGGTGAGCAAGGAGGGCGGGGCGTGAGAAGGCTGCTACTCATCGGCTGCGTCGCGTCCAAGGCGCTTGCTCCAATGCAAGCGCGCGACCTGTACCGGTCGCAGCTGTTCAGAGCACGACGCGACTACGCAGAGGCGCAGGGCTGCCCTTGGGCCATCGTCTCAGCGTATGAGATGGCCATCATCGAGCCCCAGCAGATGATGCATCCATACGACAGGCGCATCGACTGCCTCAGCTATGCAGAGCTTGAGCGCTGGACGGTCATGCTGCAGGTCAACGCCTACGCCGTGTTCGGCGAGCAGCTGCGTGGCGCGACCGTCGAGGTGCACGCGGGCAAGCATTACGTCGAGGCAGTAACCCGCGGCCTGCACGGCTACGGCGTGACGATTACTGCGCCTCTGCGCGGCCTTGCCATTGGCAAACAACTGCAGTGGTACGCAGAGCGGAGGGCTGCGGCATGACTACTTCCGCAGCGGCTGCTTCCTCCCGCGCTCTCGGCGAGGCGTGGGAGCGCGAGCTCGGCAGGTACCACGACCAGCTCTCTGCCTCGGGCAAGGCGTGGTTGACCAAGGTCCCGACCCCGGTGACGGTGATGGGGCCGACGCGCAACGACGCCCGAGGGCGCACGACGTTCCCGGCCTGCTACGCGGCGCGGGCCAGCGTCGACTTCGTGGGCCTGCTTGCCGGTGGCAACGCGGTAGCCGTCGAGGCGAAGGCGACGCGACACCCACGGTGGCACTTCGGGCAGCAGTTGCAGGCGCCCACGGTTGGAAAGCCTGCGGGCATCGAGTGGGTGACGCTTGAGCGTGTGCATCACATGGGCGGGCTGGCGGTCGTGGTGCTCGATTGGGGCACCCACGGCACGTGGGCCTGCCTGTGGGATGCGCTGGCAGAGGCCAAGTCGATGCACAAGGCAAGCGCAGCGCCCGAGGAGATGCCGACGCTGGGGGCGAGGATGGTGGGTGCTGCGTGGCTGCACGCGCTCACCGGCAGATGAGAGGGGAGGGGTAGGTTGAAAGCCATCGAGGCAGAGTCGGCAGAGGGCGTTGCTGCCGTGAACGCAGCCACGCGCCAGAAGGTGCAAGTCATAGACGCAGAGTCCGCGCGCGCGCGCGGTCAATCAGAGCGCGACGGCTTCCTGTACGTCGACCTGTCGGTGGCGATGGCTCAGCGCGTGCTCATGTGGCAGCGCAAGCTCATCACCGATGACGGGCAGGTGCCCGAGTGGACGAGCGTGGCACGGTGGCAGCTCATGCGGGCGCTGGTGCTCCTGGGCTACGCGCTGCCCGAGCAGCCTGTCAGGTACACCACCAAGTGGCGCAAGGAGGACATGGTCGGGTGCTTCCGCACGCGGCTGGCTCTCGTGCCCTCCATCGCGTCGGCGTGCCATGAGGAAGCCCGGCAGCGAGAGATGCAGCTCGTCAAGCTCGTGAACGCGCTGCTCGACTCCCTGCCCGACGAGCCGCCTACCATGCCCCCGCGCATGAGTAGGGCCGAGCTCGACCGGCTCTACAAAGCGCAGCGAGCAGCGAGGTGGAAGGAGCTGCGACAGGCCAAGGCGAGGGGCGAGAGCATCCCACTACGCAAGCACGGCCGACAGTCGCAGCTCGAGCGCGACGCGCAGCTAGTCGGGCAGATGGTGGGCGTGGTGAAGCCCAAGCCTGACATCTACGTCGAGCGGTTCCTGCAGCTCTGCCGTGAGAGGGCCGCGCGCGACAAGTGGCTCCTGAGTGGTGGGCGGGGGAAGGAGCCACCCAGCACGGTTGACGACCATCTCGGGAGGAAGCGTGGCACGTTCGACGCGCAGAAGATTGCAGCGTCGAAGAACTACGCCGAGTGGAGAGCCAGCGAGGGCACGTCGAAGGGCGGCAAGGCAGGAGGCACCAAGGCAGCCGCAGCCGAGCGGGCGAGGATTGCGCCACGAGTCCCGCGCACGAAGAAGCTGTGATAAGTTCCCCGGGGGCAGGGGCGAGGCATCACCCCTACAGCTCAGACAGCCAGTGCTGCGCGTCGGTTGTGTCTCCTTACCCACGCGCGGTCGTCTGTCGTCGCTCCTGCCCCCATCTACCTGCAGCCGGTGTCCGGTTGTGGTAGGGTGTCGGCCATGCCGGAACAACTCAGCCCCCACTTCGCAGACGTCGAGCTGGTCGACTGGCGCAACGGCCACGTCTGGCAGACTCCTACCAGCCGAGCCCGCTACATCGAGCTATGCCAGCGCACGCTGGAGCCCATCCGCGCGGCGGTAGGGCGTAGCGTCAAGGTCGTCTCCGGCGAGCGTCGCGAGTCCAAGACGGCCGCGAACTCACGGCACATGCCCCCCGAGCTGCGCCCAAACCAGCGCGAGCGGGGCAAGCCTGACGGCTCACCCGACGCAGCGGCCGACCTCAAGGTCGCAGGCGTGACGGCGCTCGAGCTGGCTCTCGTCGTGCTGCGCCTCATGGGCCAGCGCGAGATTCCGGTGGGCGGCGTGGGCATCTACCCGAGCTTCATCCACGTCGACAACCGGGGCAAGCTCGCGAGCTGGCGCGGCACCGGGGTCGACGAGGCTACGTTCCGACGATTTCAGGGCGCGGTCGCCGACTGCGCCACGTGTGTCCGCATCAGCATGGAGGTGGGCGATGATGAAGCGTAAGGTTGCGGCTCTGGCCGCTGCGGTGGCGATGGTCGGCGCGGTGCCTGCGGTGCAGGCTCAGGACGCCAACGGCATCTACGGCAACGTGTACGGCTGCACGGTGCAGTCGTTCGGAACGGCGAGCTGGACGCAGATCGCGTCAGCCGACATGAAGGACACGAGCACCGGCGCGGCCCTGACGGCTGGCCTGTTCTTGTCGTCGCTCAGCCTCGTGTCGCGTGAGGCGTGGGGCGGCCCGGCTGCCTTCATCTGCCTCGGGCCTGCTGCGAGCTGCCCGGCTTCGACGACGAACGCCCCGACCTTGCCCGCTGGGTCGGCCAAGACCATCGAGGTCCGCGGCGTCCTCTCGGGCACGGCGCAGAGCAGCATCACGACGCTCAGCCTGCGCGGCAGCGGCTCGGCCGCCAGCGTCGAGGTCTGCGCGCACTTTCGCAAGGTGCCGTGATGGCGGGGACCACCACACAGTTTCCGGGGCAGCCTGGGCCGCAAGGGCCGGCTGGGCCAGAGGGGCCACAGGGGCCAGTCGGCCCCGAAGGTCCGCAGGGCGTACAGGGCGAGGTCGGCCCCGCTGGTGCTCAGGGCCCGCAAGGCCCGCAGGGTGTGCAGGGTGACACCGGCGCGCAGGGCCCGGCGGGCGCGCAGGGCGTGCAAGGTCCGCAGGGCGTGCAAGGTCCGCAGGGCCTCACGGGCAACGCGGGCGCAGACGGTGACCGCTACGCCACGACTTCGACGACGTCGCTGACCATCGGGACCGGAACTCAGACGCTCACCGTCGAGACTGGTCTGGACTACTCGCTGACGCAGTCGGTCACCATCGCCTACGACATCGACGACCACATGCACGGCGAGGTCGTGAGCTACGACAGCGGTACCGGCGTGCTCGTCGTCGACGTCACGACGGTGTCGGGCTCGGGCACCTTCGCCTCGTGGTCGGTCAACCTCGCAGGCGCTGTCGGCGCGCAGGGTCCGGCTGGGCCACAGGGCGCGCAGGGTGCTCAGGGCGTGCAGGGCGAGCAGGGTGTGCAAGGCATCCAAGGCGACACCGGCCCCGCTGGTCCTCAGGGCGACACCGGCCCAGCTGGTCCTCAGGGCGTGCAGGGCGACACCGGCGCGACAGGACCGCAGGGTCCGACAGGGCCGCAGGGCCCCATCGGCGCGACTGGCCCCGCAGGCACCACATCGGTCACCGGACTCACCGACCGCTACGAGGAACTCCCCGCGCAGACCTTCTCGGAGTTCGCGCACGCCTCAGCCATCGCGGCATCTCCGACGCGCGACATCCAGACGGCCATCGACGCGACCCCGGTCGGCCCGGCCTGCCAAGTCATCGTCGGCCCCGGCTCCTACGGTGGCGCCACGGTCACCATCCCGGCCGGGCGCAACAACATCAGCATCATCGGCCCGAGCGCTGGCGATTTCGGCGGGACGGTCGTCAGCCTGTCCTCTGGGCGCGGTCTGACCATCGGCAACAACGTCGTCCGGGCGCGCATCGTCAGCCTACAGATCGAGGGGCTGACGACCGTGAGCACGACGGGCGCGGGTGTGCATCGCTTTGAGCAGTCGCAGATGGTGGGCGGGCTCACCATCGGCGCCATCAGCGGCGTCGTCTACGTGGTGGGCTGCGAGGTCGGCAACGTCAGCGTCAACGCTGGATTCACCGGCCTCCTGCTGTTCGACCGCTGCCTCTTCACCGGTACGTACACGAACGGCACCCTGCCGACGCGCGTGCTGATGAGCGATTGCGCTGGCCTCGCTGCGGCTCCGACGACTTCGGCGATTCTGAACGGGCGCTTCCAAGTCGCTTCGGGCGTCACGACGTTCTACGCCAACGGCACCGCGCTCCTGGGCGCACCGCTGACGGCCATCAACGGCTTGACGCCTGCGGCCGACCGAATCGCGTACTACACGAGCGCGAGCGCGGCTTCGATGACGGCCATCACCGCGTTCGGTCGCAGCCTCATCGACGACGTGGACGCCGCTGCGGCGCGCTCGACGCTGGGCCTCGGCACGGCAGCGACGCAGGCCAGCACGGCGTTTCAGGCGGCCGACGCCACGCTGACGGCTCTCGCCGGTGTGAGCACGGCGGCGAACAAGCTCGCCTACTTCACGGGCGTCGACACGGCTGCGGCCACGGACATCACCACGGCGGGCCGTGAGATTCTGTCGACGGCGACCAGCGGCACGAGCGGGCAGGTGCTGACCAGCTCGGGCGGTGGCGCTCCGACGTGGACCACGGTGTCGGGCGGTGGCGGGTCTGCTGGCGCCATCGCGGTCAACACGTTCACCTCAGATGGCACGTGGACAAAGCCTGCGGGCGCGCAGTTCGTCGAGGTCATCGCCGTGGGCGGTGGCGGTGGCGGTGGCTCTGGTCGACTTGGGGCGACCGGCTCTACACGTGGCGGCGGTGGTGGCGGTGGTGGCGGTGGCGTCACACGCTGGATGGTCCCTGCTGCAGCTCTGGGCGCTACCGTCGCAGTGACGGTAGGACAGGGCGGCGCGGGCGGCGCGAGCCCCACCGTGTGGACTAGCCCCGCGAACGGAACGAGCGGAAACCCCGGCGCAGACGGCACGGCTTCGACGTTCGGCTCGCACGTCTACGCGGCGGGCGGCCTCGCTGGTCAAGGCGGCGCTGGTCTGAGCATCATTCCGGGCGGCGCTGGCGCAACGGCTGCAATCCTTGCCGGTGGGTCTGGCGGCTCAGGTGGAGCAGGCGCGACATCGAACCCGACTGCGGGAGCGCAGGGCCTCGGCGCTGGTGGTGGCGGTGGCGGCGGGGGCATGACTGGCGGCAACACGCAGCAGGCTGGGCAGGCTGGCGGCGCTGGTAGCCCCATCCTCGCAGGTGCGACGGCCCTGCCCGGCGGTGCTGGCGGTGTCATCGCCGGAGGCGCTGGCGGCGTGGGCACATCGGTCACCGGCTCGCAGGCTGTCGGAGGCGGTGGCGGTGGTGGTGGCGGCGGTAACCACTCGGGCACTGGCTCTGCCATCGGCGGCGCTGGTGGCGCTGGTGGCTCATACGGCGCAGGCGGTGGCGGTGGCGGTGGTGGCACCAGCCTGTCTGGTGTCGTGTCGTCGACTGGTGTCGGCGGCGCGGGCGCAAACGGCATCGTCTACGTCATCACGTACTGAGAGGACACCATGCAGACCTATCTCATCATCGCCGTCGTCGACGGCGTGCAGTTCACGCGGCTCGCGCTCGGGTGGTCGTCAGAGGATGCCGAGCGGCGCGCGCGCTACCTGTGGCGCGACAACGCCATCACATCGCTGGAGGTGCACGCGCCTCTGGACGTCACCGTGCCCGACGAATGGGAAGCACCATGAACACTCGTCTCACCATCGCTGCGCTGCTCTGCGGCGCTTGCTCGGGCGCGCATCTGCCGCCCGTCCCTGCTCCTACCTCGACCCCGGCCAAGTCGGGCCTGCGTCCGTGGACGTGCACGACCCCGGTCGGCGCTATCGTCCTCGAACTGCCCGAGGCGCACGGCCTGCCGCTGGTCGGCATCTCGGCCACGGTGCTCGTGTCGGGTGCTCGCATCACGACCGGGTGTGAGAGGTCCGAGCCTGCTGCGCCTGCTTCGGCGGTACCTGATGCGGTCGTCTCGGCTGCTCCTACGGCTGCGCCTGATGCAACCGTGTCGGCGGCTCCCAGCGCGCCCGAGTCGCAGCCGTGAAGGCTGTCAGCATGCGCGGGTATCGCACGCTCATCGCGGGCGTGGTGGGCATCGTCGCCATCACCATCCTCGCGATGCACGGCGAGGGCTCGACTGACGGCGCGATTGCTCAGATTGCGGGCATCATCGGCGTGCTCGCTGGGCGGTCGATGGCTGAGCGCGAGCAGCCCGAGCACAAGCCCCCGCCTGCAACGCCCCCGGCTGCGTGATGCGGGCGGCTCTCCTGCTCCTGATGCTCGGCGCGTGCTCGCGTCAGGTGCACCCTGACGACGACCCACGCATCAGCCCGATGGAGCGAGCAGTCGCAGTGGGCCTCGTTGCCCTCTCGACTGGTATCGCGACCACGGCCAGCCAGTGCCCCACGACGACTGCGGACGAGTGCCGCGACCTGTCGTGGCGTGCTGGCTCGGTCGTGCTCGGTGTCACGCTGGCGACCTCGGCGCAGGCGTGGCTGCAGGCGCAGGAGGACGAGCAAGAAGCGGCCGTGAAGCGCAAGCGCAGCGAGGCCGCGAAGAAGGCAGCCGAGGAGCGCGCCAAGAAGAAGGCCGCGAAGTCGGCGGGCGAGGACGTAGACGCCGAGGGTGAGTGATGGAGGTCGGCACGGCCATCTCTCTGGGCGCCCTCGCCATCACCCTGGGCGGTACGCTCTGGCGGGTGGCTGCGTCTGCAGCTGCTACGCGCTCGCACGTCGAACGGCTGCAGGCTGACGTCACCGCGCTGCAGATCAAGACGCACGCGCTCGACGAGTCGAAGGTGAGCGCGAAGGTTCTGACCGAGAGGCTCATCGGGCAGAAGCGTGACATACTCCAAAAGGTGGAGATTAGCCGGCTGAGCGGTAAGCCGGTACAGGACGGAGACGACTGATGCACGTACTCGTCTACGGCGAGACACACGCGGTGCGTGACCTGCTACGGCAGGCCGCGGCGACTCTCTGCCCATGCACCATCACGGTGCACAGCCTCGTCATCGACGCGCTGCGCCAGCTCGACGACATGCCCCCGCCCGACCTCGTGCTAGTCGCCGAGGACATCGGCGAGAGCGAGAGCGTGGACGGTGCCGAGCAGATGCACCACGACCACCTACTCATGGCGGCTAGACGGCGTGGGGTGGCTGCTGTCATGCTCGGGCAGTGGCAGCAGAGCGGGGCGGTGTACGGGGCGCCTGTCGTGCCCTACCTCGGGCCGCTCTGGCGAGAGCAGACGACCAAGCGCCTGCAGGCCACGATGCGAGAGGCTTTGCTAGGGGTGGCATGATGGCGAAGTTAGCGAAGGGACAAGCAAAGGTGCCGCTCGTTGAGACGCGGCGCATGGCGTTGGCTGAGTTGCTGCCTGCGGACTACAACCCGCGGCGCATCAACGACAAGGCGATGAAGGGGCTGCGCGCGTCGCTTGAGCGATTCGGCGAACTGGGCGGCATCGTCTACAACGAGCAGACAGGGCGCCTGGTCGGTGGGCACCAGCGCGTCAAGGCGCTCGCGGCGCTTGGCGTCGCAGAGGTCGAGGTGCGCGTTGTCGACATCCCGCTCGCCGAAGAGAAAGCGGCGAACCTTGCGCTCAATCATCCGGGCATCGGCGGCGAATGGGATGAGGGCATGCTGGCTGCCGTGCTTGCTGACGTTCAGCGCGACTTGCCGACAGCGTTTGACGAGCTGCAACTCGGCGACCTGTGGTCGGAGGCTGATACGGCAATCGAGCAAGGCGAAGTCGACGAGGACGATGCGCCCGAGCCGCCCGCACAGCCCATCACAGAGGCGGGCGACCTGTGGCTACTCGGTAACCATCGAATCATCTGCGGCTCGTCGACTGATGCCGACGTCGTCGGGCGATTGCTTGGCACGGTCAAACCGCACCTCATGGTGACGGACCCACCTTATGGCGTCGAGTATGACCCGAGCTGGCGGGCCAAGGCGGGCATCAACAAGAACACTCAAAAGATGGGCAAGGTGCTCAACGATGACAAAGCGGACTGGCGGGAGGCGTGGGCGCTTTTCCCGGGCGACGTAGCCTATGTGTGGCACGCAAGTATGTTCACGCGCGAGGTCTTAGATAGCCTCGAAGCCTGCGGGTTTGCTCATAGGTCGATGATTATCTGGGTCAAGGATCGCTTCACTCTGGGTCGTGGGGACTACCATTGGCAACACGAGCCAGCATGGTACGTCGTCAAGGATGGCAAGGTCGGTCACTACGGTGGTGGTCGTAGCCAGAGCACGGTCTGGAATATCCCAGCGCGAGATGACAAAGGTGTCGGACACGGCACGCAGAAGCCTGTCGAGTGCATGCGCAGGCCGATAGAGAACAACAGCAACCCCGGGCAAGCGGTCTACGAACCGTTTAGCGGCTCGGGTACAACCATCATCGCAGGCGAGCAGACAGGGCGGCACGTCTACGCGGTCGAGCTTGCGCCCGAATATGTCGACGTCGCTGTGCAGCGGTGGCAGGCGTTCACGGGCAAGTCGGCGACGCTCGACGGCGACGGGCGCACGTTCGACGAGGTCAAGGAGGCGCGACATGGCGCGACCGACCAAGCTTGACGCAGACCGGCAGGCCAAGGTCTGTGAGGCGCTGGCGCTTGGCGTGAGCATCGAGGCGGCTGCTGCTCACGCGGGGCTGTCGGCTGCCTGCGTTCACGAGTGGATGTCGCGCGGGCGCAAGGGCGAGCGGCTTTACGCTGAGTTTCTGGAGGCGACAACGCGCGCGCGTGATGCTGCCGAGGTGCGGTTTGCTGCCGTCGTCGCCAAGGCAGCCAAGGAAGGCAACGAGGCGGCTGCGCGCTGGTGGCTTGAGCGCAGGCGTCCCGACCAGTGGGGGCGCAAGGATGCAGACGTGCAGGTCACGACGCACGTGCATCAGGGCGCAGAGGTCGCGCCCCTCTTGGCCAAGCTCGTCCCCAGTGACAAGCGTGTCGGCAACGCATGAGCGCGCTGCTCCGGTGGATGGGCGGGCTCGGTGAGACGCGCTTCGGCTGGCATCCTGGGCGCGCCTGCGAGCTGCCCGACTGCTCCGAGCACGCCCGCTACATCTGCGACCACGACGACGCGCAGGGCCGCTGCGGGCTAGAGGTCTGCGGCGCTCACATGGTCGAGCAGCTCAAGGGCTGCAGCGCCCACCACCTCTGCGTGCACCATGCCTCGCATCAGCGAGCTTGACCCGCTCCCATGGCAGCAAGAGTTTCTTCGCGCGGGGCTCTCCGGTGACTGGCCGAGCGATGCGGCTGCGGTGCGCGGCGGTCTGGGCTCAGGTAAATCGCTGGCGTTGTGCGCGCTCGCAATCCTCATCTGCGAGACGCGGCCGGGCGCGCTGGTGGTCGTCGGTATGGACACATTCAGGCGGCTGCGCGATGTGCATCTGCCCCATCTGCACGGGCTGCTGGCCGGGTCTGCGGTAACCTTCGCGGCGTCTGAGCAGGCGTTCGTCTGGTCGAACGGCTCGCGCCTGCTCCTTGCCCACCTCGACACGCCCGCGAACTCTGGGCCGGGGTCGAGCCCCATCGAAGGGCTTAACGCGCACGCCGTCTTGGTTGACGAGTGCCAGGTGCTGCGCCCCGACGTGCTCGACGTGGCGCGGTCGCGTGCTCGCGTGCCTGTCGCCGACATGGCGGGCCGGATGCATCGGCCGGTGGTCGTCACCTGCGGCATCCCGGTCGAGCCTGCGTGGTGGGTGGAGCGGACGCGGGAGATCGGGGGCGAGGCGTACCTACCGCAGAGCGCAGAGAACGCAAGGCACCTCGGGGCCGGCTGGCTTGAGCGCATGCGTGAGACGCTGAGCGAACGCGACTATGCGGCGCTGGTCGAGAACAAGCCGCTGCCCCCGGTCGGCTCGGTCTTCCATGCGTGGCAGCCTGAGAAGTGCGTCGCTGAGGTGGCGGTCGACTACGGCCAGCACCGCGTGATGCTCGCGATGGACTTCGGCTTGCGCCATCCGTGCGCGCTTCTGCTCGTCGAGCTAAGCAAGGGCCGGTGGCACGTCACGCGGGAGTGGGCACCCGATGACGAGACGCTGCCGGACTTCCTCGTGCGCCTCGCGGTCGAGCTGGTGCCGCGTCGACTGTGGCAGCAAGGCAGCCAGCGCATCCCCATCGACAGCATCGTGGCCGACCCTGCGGGCGCGGCGCGCTCAGCGCAGACGGGCATCGCCGACCTCGACCTCGTAGCACTTGCCCCGCCCAAGGGCCTCGGCATCCTGCCCCGCGTCGAGCGCGACCCTGAGCGGCGCGACATCGTGAGCGGCTGTACTCGCGTAAACCTCGCGCTCGAGCGGGGTGCGTTGACGGTTGAGCGCGCGATGTACGAGGCAGGACTGCGAGCACCTGCCAATAAACGCACGCTGGCCCGCGCCCTCACCGGCTACCGATGGGACGAGAGGCAGCCAGGGCGACCGGCCAAGGACGGCACGCACGACCACCACGCCGACACGCTGCGGTACGCGGTGCGCGAAGTGCTGTGGTATCTGCCCGACGCATCGAGGCGTGAGCCGCCTGCGCCCGAGAGGCCGAGGCGCCACGTCGAGCATGACCCCATGGACATGAGGTGAGCATGTATCAGTCGGACCACTGGATGATGGTGCTGGGCGTTGCGCTGTCGTTGATGCTCATCGGCGGGCTGGTCTGGTACGTCAACTCGGTGATTCCCAAGGCGCTCGACGAGCGGCAGTGGCTCACGCGGTTCGTCGCCTTGGTGCTCACAGTGTTCCTCGGCGTGTTCGTGGCCGACCTTGTCGTGTCGTGGGATGTGCAGCTGCTCAGCAACGAGCTGCGCGTCGGCCTGTTCGAGCTCATCAAGAGCATCGTCTTGGTCGTCTTCGGCTATCAGTTCGGGGCGCGTGGGCAGTCCGAGATGCCGCCCAAGCCACCCGAGCCCGAGCCGCCTGCAGAGACTTGACGGCCACGCGTCGGGTGTTACTGTTCGCACGGGGGCGCTGTTGAATCCTTCTGGGGTCCTCCAGCCCGGTGAGTCAAGACGTGCGGGTGCGTGGCATGGTGTCACGTGGCGCACGGTCATCGGTGCCCAGCCCCCACGTTCTCTGTGCATCCACCGTCAGGGCCAAGGCCCGCGAAGACCTGCCCGGCCATCGGTAGACGGCTCCCGCAGGACGCCTTGAGCCCGGCAACGTGCGTGCCCTGACGGTGGTGTGCGTTTTCTGCCGCGATGTGCTAGGGTGCCCCGCATGGCACTCTCCGTACAGGTCGGCAGCTACACGGCCCCCGAGGCCGTAGATGGTCGCGGCATCGGCGTGCAGAGCTTGCCGGTCAACGACGGCGAGGTGAACCTGCGGCTGGTGCAGCTCGCGCCCCGCATCGCGGCGTACCGGCTGGCGATGCGTTCGGCGCCCTGCGCTGTCGGTGCTCAGGCCCTGCTCGGGCTGGCGACGCAGGCCACGTGGGACGTGTCGGCGGCGCCTGACTCGCCAGCGTCTGAGGCTGCGGCCGAGGTTGTGCGGCGCACGCTGGGCCTTGGTGGCTACGCCTCGCCCGTCATCGAGTGGGATGGACGCGCGCTGCAGCTCCCGAGCTGGGAAACGCGCATGCGCCAGCTTCTCACCGGCGCGCTCTACGGCTTCGCACTGGCTGAGATGGTGGCGTACCCGTACCAAGGCACGACGTACATCGACCTTGAGCCGCGCGACCAGTCAAGCGTGCGGCAGTGGGTCTACGAGGGGCGGCGCATCGTCGCTGTCGACCAGTGGCAGCGTGAGCCTTATGGCCTCAGCTCGGTCGGCTCGGTGCGTATCCCCTACGAGCGCCTCGTCCACCTCGTGTGGCCGTCGCTCGCTGAGGGCGTCGAGGGTGTCGGCCTACTTCGGCAGGTCGAGCCGCTCGCCAGCGATTACCGACGCTGCACCAATCTTCGGCAGGTACTCGCGCAGCGGTACGCGGTGCCGGTCCCCACGGTCACCATCGACGAGGACGCGCTGGCTCGCGTGCGTGGTTCATCGCCCTCGCAACAGGAGTACGAGGCCGCGCGCGACGAGCTCCTGCGCGTGCTGCGTCGGTACACCTCGCATGAGGAAAGCGCGCTGGTGCTTCCGAGCTGGGCCAAGCTCTCGTTCGAGGGTGGCGCGGCTGCGAGTGGCAGCGGCCCTCTCTCGCAGGTCGTGGCCGACATCGAGCGGGAGATTCTGCAGGCGTTCTACGTCCAGTTCCTCGCCATGGGGTCGAACGGCTCCAGCGGCGCCTACGCCACGGCGCAGGTACACGCCGAGCTGGCCGCGCAGATGGCGGGCGACCTCTGCCAATGGCTGGCCGAGGGGCTGTCGAGCTACATCCGCACCATCGTCACGGCGAACATCGGGCCCATGCCGCTCGACCAGCTCCCGCGCCTCACCTACTCGGGCATTCGCTCGTCGCTGTGGGTCGAGAAGGTCGGCGACGTCACGGCCCTGCTCGCGGCTGGCGTGCTCACGCCGACTGCCGAGGACGAGCGGGCAATCCGCGCGGCGCTCGAGCTGCCTGCACCCACGCGGGCTGCCGAGGTACGCAGCGAGCGTGAACGACTCGGGCGCACGGTACGACCCGCGCAGCCCGCACAGACCACGATTCCGGGAGGCATCTGATGCCCTTGCTGACACAAGAAGAACTCACGCCCCCGCTCGCAGCCCAAGAGGCCGCGCTCAAGGGCGTGGCGCTGCACGAGGCGGGCAAGTCGGGCGACGGCATCAAGCCTGAGACGATTCGACGCGCCAACAGCATCGCCAACGGCGAGCCGCAGTCTGAGCAGTGGGTGACCTCTGAGGCGCCTGCGTGGTTCGCCCGCCATGAGGGCGACTGGGAGGAAGGCGTAGACGACCAAGAGGGGCAGGAGACGCCCGGCTACGTGGCGTGGCTCCTGTGGGGCGGTGAGCCTGCGGCCGAGTGGACCGAGGAGATGCAACAGCTCTACTTGGTGCGACGGGCCAAGGAGGAAGGCAGCGCGCCTGTTCCCGGCACGTCTGCGATGGCCATCGACCCCGCTCACATGCAGGCGCTCGTCAAGGGCGCGCCCAAGCTGCCGGTGCCCGGCGCGCTCAACGTGGTCCACATCGAGGGCCCGCTCTACCCGATGGACTACCTCGGGGCGCGGCTCGAACTGAAGCGGGCGCAGCTCCAGGGTGAGAAGGTCGTCGTGCTGCACGTCGACTCCCCGGGCGGCTACGTGGCAGGCGTCCGCGAGACGCGGCGCGCCATCGCTCGCGCTCAAGAAGCGGGCATCTACGTCGTGGCCTACGTCTCAGGCATGGCCGCTTCGGCTGCGCTCTGGCTCGCTGCGGCTGCTGATGAGGTCGTGCTCTCGCCTCTCGCGCAGGCGGGCAGCGTCGGCGTGGTCGTCACGCTCGCACGTGATAGCGAGGACGGCGACACCATCGAGGTCGTGAGCAGCCAGACGCCCCGCAAGCGTGGCAGCACGAACGACTCTGACTACATGGCCGCGCTGCAGGGTCGCGTCGACAAGCTCGCGACCGTGATGCTCGGCGAGATTGCGGCCGACCGTGGCGTGAGCGTCGAGCAGCTCGGTGACGGCTCGGTCTACAGCGCAGAGGATGCGGTTGCCCGTGGCCTCGCTGACCGCATCGCCACTGAGGCTGATGACTGGATGTTCCTCGGGGGCAACATGCCCCTCGACTACCCGCGCAGAGTCCGATCCGCCTCGGCTCCTGCGTCTACCAATGGCGGTGCTGGGGAGGCGCTCGACATGAGCGAGCAGAACAAGGCGGCCGAGGCCGTCGAAACCGCGGCGCTCGCGCAGGTCGAGCAGCTGCAGGCTGAGCTGGCCGCTGCGCGCGCCCAGCTTGAGGAGACGGCG